ACATTTTGTTGGAAATTTCTAACTCTTTTAGAGGTATCTATCTCATCTTTGGTGAATACTATTTCAACTAAATTATCCAAAGAAACTGTCCAATGATGCAACTGGTTCAACATTCCACCCAATTAATCCTATAATTGCCTTCAGTGGTTCTATGAATGATTTATCGAATTGCATATCATAATCAACATATGCATTTAATTCAAATTCTTTTGGTAGAACATTGATAAAGGATATCACGTTCTCGTTAATTGGGTTGGGTGTCGTGAGATATGTGAAGTGTATCTTGTCACTATTCTTAACCACTTCGTATCGTTTGTGTACGTTCTTTTGTTTGAGAAGATGGTTGTATAATAATGCACCACGAACTGCAATAGGTGTTCCCTTACCATAAATGGTAGTTGAATTACTGTATTGTGCAAGGTTGTTACAACCCCTTGGTGAGGCCATTTCTTCTACTGGTAATCTCCTGAAATCTCTCCGTGCATTTTCTACGAAATCCCATACCTCTTCTTCTGTACCATTCATAACTACTTTCAATACTTCTGTAAGTTGTTTACGAACCCATTGAGGTGTACTGGATTTTGCAGTCTCAATACCCATCATCTTAAGTTTGGGTTCCTTGAGTCTTACTCCCTCGTTGTCGTGTACGTTTAAAATGTATCGTTTCTTTGCAGTCCAAATACCACGATCTGCAATTACTTCTCTACCCATTACCATCTTCTGTTGGAATGCGTTAGTGTAGTCTGCAAGATCATCATACCCTGCTGTTAATACATCGAGAATCTTATCTTGACCTACTGTATTAAGGAAGTCTACGATCTTGGACTTGGGGGTTTCTTTTGGAAATACCTGTTGTACCATCTTATCGAAGGTCACATAAATTGAATCGGTATCCATTGCAATAACATAATCTTCATCGGTGGTATTCAGAATTTTGTTTAGATAATTGTTAATGGTTTTCTCAGCTGTCTTAATAACCATCTGTCCACTAAGTGTAATTGCCTCTGCAAGATTCGGGTCAAAGAATGCAAAGTACTGATTTGCTAATGCACCATAAGCTGAGTTGAGTGCAATCTTCCTGACCTGTTGATTGTTGTATGCTCGTTTGATAAGTGTATCAAGTTCTCTCTTACGTTTTACATCGTCACATGATTCCTTCTCAATCTGATACTGAATCATCTTACCTTTCCATTCCTTTCTTTCATCGTAGAACTTTTCCATAAGTTCAGGAAGGAACCCTTGTTTGTCTCTAGTGAACATAACTCCATTAGGTGTAACACTTCTATTTGTTCTTTTAAGACCTGATATGTCAGCTGACCGATCCAACATGTGGTCAACACTTGTTGTTATCCGTTCTCCCTTAATCATCTTCTCAGGTGAGATATTGTATTGCATAATCAAATGAGGATAGAGTGAGTTTAAGTCAAACGACATAACCCAATCGTGCATTCCCACTTGTGGTTCCTTAACATATGCACCGATAATACTATGAGTCTTACTTCTATCTAATTTCTGTGGTGGGGTTTGGATGTTCTGTTCTTTAAGGAAGTTATAGATAATGGTTTCCCAATACTTTACCATTCCAAATGTATCTGAGAAGTTACACTTTGCATTGTAAGCCATGGTCATGGTTAACTCTAACAAACCAAGTTTGTCTTCTAAGTCTTCGACCAGTGTAACGTCTTTGACATTGTACTCTAAGAACAATGAATAGTTCTGTTGGTACAGTGTGTGTAGTGAACCATAGTCTGAGTAATCAATCTTTGCTTTGTCTAACTCAACATGTGCAATGTGATTCAGTGAATATGATTCTTGATTTACGAATGTGTGTTTTTTGTACAGTTCCATGTAATCAAGAATATTGATACCATAGAGGTTGAAAATCATAACCTTCTGTCCGTAGTTGTTAGTGTAATCTCTAACATCGGACATGTTCCAAGGTGAGAACTTCTTGTGTTCTCCTTCACCAAATAACTTATCAACACGATTACAAAGATAAGTCATGTCAAATGCATCAACATTCCAACCTGTGACTATATCAAAAGATTCCTTTCTCCAATACTTGATAAACTCTGTTAACAGGAATGCTTCGTTCTTACATTCGTGATAATGTACATTTGGGGGACATTCTGCCCAAGGGCCAATACCAAAAGTATGTGCCATGAACCTGAATGGTTTGATGGTGATTGCATTTACTTTTTCTTCTGCAAGAGTTGGTTCGGGAAAACCACCCTCTGATTCACACTCAATATCAAGTGTTGCAACTTTGATTTGTTTTGGGTCATATTTGATATCACCCTGAAATTTATCTGCAATGTAAGTATACACATACTTATCATAACCATGAATCTCAAATCCATTAACCTGACTGTACTGTTCACGGAACTTTCTTGCACCACCCATAGTGTCAAGATTGACAACTTCAAGTGGTTTTCCGTCTAATGATCGGTATGCAGTATCACCTTTCTTTGAAAGGACATAATGGTTTGGACGATAAGCAACAGATAACTTAACCTGTTTCTTACCCTGATAACCTTTTACAAGAATTTTGTCTCTTGTACGACACACACTAGTATAGTAATCCATACTGTTAGTATATCATAAAAAGTTCTATTCTACAAGGGTATTTGGTTCTGAATTTCCTAACATGAAATCAATTGCATCATGTTTTTCTTTTGCGTTTGCAAAAATTTCTACTTGAGTATCCATTGCTTGAGATACTTCGGGATGTTCCCCTATACCAGCTGGATTGTTTTTATATACTTCGATATTTGCGAGTGCAATATCCATCTCTCCTTTATACTGGGACTGCAGTGCTTTCATCATTTGATCTTTCATTATTATTTGTTTCCTGTTGCGACCTTATAATTTGTCTCTAGATTCGGTCTAACTTTAAACATAGTTAGTATCTGAGATTTTGGAACCACAAAGTCATACTCTCTTGCATATGGTAACCATGGTGCAAGATTAACTTCCATCCTACCATCAATCACATTACTAATACATAGTTGTGCTTCTGAGACAGTTACGGAAGTTTTAAAAATAGAGTCGGTCACTATTCCTATAATAACCTCTCCGCCTAAAAGCTTCACTGCTTTAATTTCTGTTGTCTTAAACACAGCCTAAGACCAAGTCTTGTAATTCTGTACCCCTTCTACCGACTTGTCTAAACCATTTTGAATCTTCCATTTCAACAGCCATGGTTTTCCAGTCTTCTACAACTACTGCTTTCCACATGTTGTTAAATTTACCTAGTCTACTTCCACCTAAATTGAAAGTCATGTTTACGATCACATGTTGAATATCTTCGGGAAGACTATCGAAGTCTTCTCCACCTTTTGATTCAAATACATGAACTGCTTCAGATACATGTTTGTCGAAATCATCTTCATAATATGCATCGCAAACTTCTTGACTGACTGGCGTTCCAGCAGGTTGTCCGTCTTCTGCATCACCTTCTCTGATTAGATGTCCGACACCTAGTGTCAAGTATCCTAGTGAATCTGCATAGACTTCTAGTACTTCACCTTCGTGTCTTTTAATCTGTTCCTTCAATATCTCTTTGTTCATTTCCTTCTTTCCTTATTTGTGACTCAATTAATTCAACAAGAATATCGCCGATGAGTGTGTTTAATGCATTGTTATTTAGGAGTTCCTCAAGGTTGAGTTCATTCTTCTCCATGCCATCAGGTACTTTTCTTATCGTTCTTTGAAAATTCAAATTAGGGGTATCGTCTTCCATCTGAACCTTCCCATACTGGTATACTAGTCCTTTCCATTCACCCTCAAGGAGCTCAATTGCAGCATCTTGATTGTGTGGGTTTTCCACAACCCTGAAGACTGTACCAAACATTTTATTCTTTATCTTTCCCATGGAAACTCTACCCATTGTCCGTTATTTTCCCGACTGAAGATGACGCCGGCATCGTTTTCTTTACCAAAGATACAGTACCCCAATACACTTGGCATTACTGATGGTTTAGTTCTTGCAAAACTAACAAACTCCATGACCTTTCTCATTGTGAGACCAGTGTCATAGATGTCATCCACTACTAAAATTCTCATCCCATCTGAACCCTCAATTATCTTTTCAGATTTCCAGTTCCGAGTTGTGATTGCATTATGCATCCAATAGGGTTCTTTGTCATCACCATCTCGTGTTTGAAACCCTACGATACTCATAGGAACACTACACACATTACTTATGTGTGTAGCTAGACCCAAACTTCCTCTATAGACTCCGACCACATGATCGAACTCCATATTTTTGACATCTAGAAAATCTAAATCATAGAGGTCATAGTTATATATAATTTTAGAAGAACTCATTTAAACTTCCTGCGAATTGTGTGGGTAGCTTATCAATTGCTCCTTGATATGGTAACCAACCATTAATAAACATATCCCAATCTTTAATTTGAGATAACCCCTTGTCATTAGTCATTGGGGTATCTACTAAGCTTTGCAGTCTATCCATGAAGTGTTCGACCACTTGCATCTGATTAAAGAACGGTAAAAGTTTTGCACCATGTTTTCCTTCATCACTATTATATAGTCTTGCTTTTTCTACATTTTTTGTAGACCACTTGGTGGACTCTTCAATGAGATGTCTGAAATTTGGAATACCAAATGAATGGAATGCATATTTATTCAATTCAAATAACTCACCCAAAGATGGAATCAATTGTCTTTGATATATGTCTTCAAGAGACCTAGTTGCTCTAGATGGTGATTCTAGATCAATGTTGTTCCAGTTCTTATCTCTATATCTTGAGAAGAACCAAGAGTTTGCTTGGGTTGATGAATCGTAAGAAACATTTTCCACAAAATTAAAATATTCAGGTGATACAAAGAATGCAGTCATCATCTCATGAGAACCAACACCCAGTAAATGGATATTCTTTTTTAAGTCATCAGGAATTTCATAGTTCTTACAACCATAGATCATTTCCATTCTGTTGTTAAACCCAGTACCCGAACAAGCTGATGATAGTGAAATCGAATCACAACTTTTTAACTGTTCGTCTGTTAATCCATCCACGATTGTTTCGATGTATTGTCTACAAGATTCTACATCTTGTCCTTGAACAATCAATGAGACCTTTGAATCTGATTCAACTTCATCGAACACTTCTATCTGTCTTATAACATTTGCAAGTGTTGATTTTGATTTCTCATCGATGAGTTCTTTTGCAAATCTTCGTCCAGCTGTGGATGTCTTCATCGACCATCCAGTATTGGAACCATCAAACTCTGTTGGGATATCATCAAATATCATTGCAACACTAGAATACTTTGCTTGGTGTCTATAGATGCTATCTTTGATTTCGGGGGTCAAACCTTTCTTGGTTCTAGATAACTGCAGTCCACCACTATCTGCCATCAAGTTATGCCAAGATGACATGAGTGCATGGATAGTTTCACCGTGTTTTGGTTCACAATGAGAATTGAATAACATAGATACATTCTGATTAGAATATTTGTTATCTATATGTTTGATCTTGTCATTAAATACATCTGCATAGGGGGCCAGAACAGATTGCTTGTAGTACAAGTCTCCTGTTCCCATGGTCATCCCTGAGATTACATATTCGAAATTCATCTGTTTGCTATCGAAATGAACTCAGCTCGGGTCTTCTCATCACTGAAGAATGCACCACCCAATCTACTTGTTACCATAGATGAATTGACATCTTCAACTCCACGAGCTTTCACACAAAAATGGTCACATTCCATGTAGACTGCAACTTCTTCTGTTTTAAGAATGAACTGTAGAGCTCGGAATACTTGTTCCGTGAGTCTCTCTTGAACTTGTGGTCTACGTCCAAAGAAGTTGACCACTCTATTTAATTTAGATAGTCCTACAACATCACCTGTTGGAATATATGCAACATGACACTTACCATAGATTGTTTGGAAGTGATGTTCACATACTGATTTTACGATGATGTTCTTCTGAACTACCATTGAATTGAAATTCATTTTGTTGTCGAAGACTGTACACTTAGGAAAATTATCATAATTCATCCCAGTAAATAACTCGTCCATAAACATTGATGCAACTCTGTGAGGTGAATCTTTCATAGAATCATCATCCATGTCACAACCAATCTTTTCCATGATAACTTTAAAGTGACTTGCTACAGCCTCGGTGTTGTGTTCTCTTCCACCGTTCATAGGTGTTTCCACCCCAAGATCGACTAGGTGTTGTTGTACCTGTCTCCCTAATTCTGCATCATATTTCATATCTTCCACACTCCTTTCATTACCATTGCTTTTTTGATATCCAAGTCTTCTAGACCACGATAAGTACCATTATACACTTCGTCCTTGATTCTGTCAAGCCATTTTGCTGACCAAGGATCATTTAACCAATAATCATCTAATACTATTTTATTATTCTCTAATGAAACCCATTTCCTAAAACATGCTTTACAAACACCACAATGTTTTTCTTTACCTTCATAACATGAGTATGAATCTGCAAGTGTTTGTACTAGTCCAGCGTTGCGTAGAAACTCTCTAACTAATTGTGTTTTAGTCTTATCTTTGTATGGTGAAGATATATTGAACTTTCTTTCTTCAGTCCAATGTTGTTCTTGCCACATGTGATTAAGTAAGTCTTCCATTCTCATGTAGAACTTTTCATCTTTATCAAAAGACCTGTCTCCACTCACACTCCCCAGTAGAATCGTCTCACCGTAATGAGATGCAAGTAACACTAAGTGTGCATTTCTATTCGGAATGATTGCATCATCTCTCTCGTATTGACCAAGATTTAAAACGTCATCTAGAAATACCATTCTGTCATCAAACTCCATTGACATTCTTTCTCTCTTGTCATAGTTTGAGTTCATACTTATATTTAGCAAAACATCAGGCCGCATTATATGGTCAATGATGAGTGAGTCCATTCCACCACTGTAAAGAAGAACAGTCTTACCTCTGACTTGTTCTCTTTGTTCTGTTATCATGTTACTCATGTTCCGATTTTATTACCCCATATGTAACAATGAACTCTTGCAGATACATTGTATCCTCTATCCATTGTTTGTTCTGCAATCATAGCTGCATTATCTTTCTGTGTTTCTTCTAATGCACCTACAGGCATAATCCATATTGGGTAACCAATCCCTGCATCTCTAAATTGTACTATTGCGTCTTCAATTTCATTCCACGATTGATCTGACCCATTACAAACAAACTTTAATTGTCCTACTTTGGATACATCCCAATATTCTTTTACAGTTTCGGGTATGATTGCATCCTTCTCTCCACTGGTTCCAAATATCTTAGGACTACATGAGAAGAAGAATTCTTTACTGGTGTTTTGTATGTACTCCCTTAACACTGGATGTAATGATTTCGTACCGTTGGTTTCTATCGTTATATGTGTTGGGGTTGTCATTGCATCTAGAATCTTAACCATGTTCTTTTGTGCAGCTGGTAATAACGGTTCACCACCAGTGAATGCAAGATGAAAGTTTGGTTTCATCATACTTTCAAGTTCTTCTGCAACCATAACAGGGCCTGCACTCTTTTGAAGTTTTGCAAATTTCTTTGACCATGAGTAAGATGAATCACAACCAAATTTGAAAACTGGTAAGTCTTCTACTGCTTGGATTTCTGTTAGGTCGATTTTTTCGTAAGGAAGTTCGTAAGTGGATGGGTCTGTTGGGTCTTTTTGACCGAACCCATTACACTCTAAATTACATCCAAAGAATCTTAGCCAAACGGTTGGGACACCAGTGTAATGTCCTTCACCTTGGATACTTCTAAAGGTTTCCGAATAAAGCACTATTTGCTCCGTGTTCAAAACATCTAACTGAGACCACTCTGACACGATGGTCATTATATTGTTCTTCACAGAATTCAAATACATGTTGTGCAAACATTTCACAACCAGTGTTATGTAATATAACCAGTTCACTAATTCCTAGATCAGCTAAAGTTTTGAACTGTTCAAGATGGGGATCATCTTGTGCCACAACTGTTGTGTGGTCGAAGTACTCTTCTAAGAACTTTTTAAGATAACCAAGATCACCGAAATCGATAACCCAGTTTCTTTCATCCAGTTCTTCTGCTTCGAAGGTAACTTCAAATCCTAATGAATATCCATGAATTAGGGAACAGTGACTATCTGCTTTCCATTGACGGAAGGCACAAGAAAGGCCTCTATCGTTCCCATAAGTTTTTACAACTCTGTACATTTCACTCATTACTCCATAATATAAAAGATACCCCTATTATAGCAAAACTAGGGGTATCCGACAAGGTGTTTTTTTAAATTGGTGAGAATGATAGGACTTGAACCTATAACCTACAGCTTAGAAGGCTGTTGCTCTATCCAGTTGAGCTACACTCCCTTTAATCTAAGAAATTTTAATTGTCTGTGGTTTATTTTCTTCTGGCACAACCCTTTCCAGTGATACAGTTAGAATTCCGTCCTTCATGTCTGCACCCTTAACGATGATATCGTCTGAAAGTGTAAATGTTCTTTTAAAGTTTCTTGAAGCAAGTCCTTTATGGACAAATTCCCTGTTATCTAATTCTGCCTGTACACCTTCAATAGAAAGGGACTCTTTCTCTTTCGAGATTTCGATTTCCTTTTTACTAAATCCGGCTACTGCAAGTTCGATGGAGAAGTTCTCTGCATCGTGTTTTACAATATTGTAAGGTGGATAGTTTTGGTTTTGTGAATCGTGTAGTGTTTCTGCACGATTTAATAGTTGCAATTGTCGGTCAAAGCCGATTGCGAATGGAAATTCTGTTGTGAATTTTCCGAAGACATCATTGAAATGTGTCATAGTTTTTCTCCTTTGTAGGTACTTTTAGTACCAAAGCAAGTTAATATTAATGTAACCCCGAAGGCATTACACATGTATTTATACATTATAGACTACTATGATCTATAAATCAAGGGGTTTTTTGAAACTAAATATTAGTATGGAACTATTACCAAATTTAGCGTCAGCTGAGTTGACCCAAGAAATATATGATGTTTATCGAAAATCCGATAATAATTTTTTTGGGCATGATCGCCATTGGCCAAGTGACTTAGGTCATTTCCTTTTAAGCAGTTTCACCATTGATGAAATGGGTTTCGTTTACAATAAATTCTTAGAAGATTCCTACTCATTTGCTGGGAAATACGAACCAATTTTGTTCAGAGTATTAAAATACACGCCTGGCTGTTTCATAGAATCACACATAGACCGAGCATCGGTTAATGATGAAACAGATCATAGTCTTGTTCTTCAATTAAATCCTACGGATGAATTTAAAGGTGGTATTCCCACTATTGAAAATAAAGAATATCGTATACAACAAGGTGATGCCCTACTTTATAAGTATGGTGAGGAACATGGAGTCACAGAAGTAACTGACGGTGTTCGTTATGTTTTAAACATAAGGTTATCTATTAATCAAGTGGTTTTGTAGTTTTCATTTATTTAGTTTCCTCAATTCTTTTTCTGCACCGAAGAGTGGTGCATATATCTTAACTGGTATTTCCTTACCCTTCACATTGATTTCATCAATATACTTCCAGTCAATATCGATTTGGTCTTTGGTAAACTCTGAGAATAGGATTGGAGTATCGTATTGTCTAGTCTGAACTTCTAAACGAGCTGCAAGGTTAACTGCATCACCGACCACTGAGTAATCGAATCTTTCTTCTGAGCCCATGTTACCCACGATACACTGGCCTGTGTTGATACCTGTACCAATAACCACTGGTGGTATATCCAACCCCTCTTCTTCAATTTCCCTGTTCATTTGTTCTGTAAGTAATTCTATTTCCATTGCAGATTTCATTGCCATTTCTGCATGGTTAGGACAATCTAGGGGGGCCCCCCACCATGCCATTAGACAGTCGCCCATAAACTTATCAATGGTTCCACCATTGTTGAGTACAACCTTTGACATACCATCTAGGAATCTATTAATAAGTAACACCAGTCCTTCAGGATCATCATTTTTCATATAGGCTTCGCTGATTGGAGTGAACCCAACAATGTCAGCAAAAAGGAAAGAAAGTTCCTTTCTATCTCCACCTAATCTTAATTTTTCGGGATGTTTTTGGAGCTCTTCAATCATGTCGGGTGATAAATACTTTTGGAACTGCTTCTTTATTTGTTGCTTTTCTTGGAAAGTTACATAGTATTTGTTAAAGGATGCATGACCGAAAACTATCAAGGAGGCCATAGATGAAAAGAAGGTATCGAAAAGAACGAGCTCTGAAGTCCATATATAATAACTCCCACCCACCTGAAGTCCTACGAGTACTAAACTCAATGTCCCCGAAAGACCTGTGGGAAGCCTGTAAACCATTACCAACACTATTAGAAGGACTGTCAATAGAAGAACAGTCTCTAAGAATTCAAGAAAGTAGGATTGCTGTATTTGAACTCCTGTCAAGGCGGTTTGGATTAGGTTCGCTTGCACTTCGTGGGGATACATTACACCCCTTGGGGTTGAAACTGGATTATTCCACCCTTCCGCAGTTACACCAAAGACAAGGATAACATTTTCGGGAAGTGGGTCTGAGAAGGAAAACCTTCTAAAGGTGTTCCAGTATGAGATCATTATATCACCTTGAGGGGTAGTTGCAATTGGGGGTTGTCTTCCAACCCTTATCCACTCAACCCCTGCATCTGTGACTTTCATCTGATACGATTTCTCATCGTTATATGCTCTTAACACTTCAACTGCAAGTGATGGGTATATCTGATCGTTAGCTTGAAGTAGTAATGGTGCTGATCTTATCGTCCCATCAAAGTTTGGAGTACCCGAAATACTGGGAGTTGCTGTAGTAACCCCTACTCCATAGGTATTCGACTCCAGTACAGGAATAGGGCTGAGGACTCCTGAGAACCCCCACACTGCATCTTTTGCTTCTCCCCCACCTAGTGTGCTGGTTCCAACAAAGGGAGATGACCCGATTTCAGTTTGAATGGTGGGTGCAGAGGCTAAAATAGACAATCTATTGACTAATGCTTCGGCAAATGCGGCATCACCCCCGAATCTATCCTCTTCTGAGAAGATTTGGGTGAACACATAAGTGTTAGTGTAGTGTTCATTTAACATCTTCGTTGCATAGACATCCCTTGGAAATGGAAGTTGTCCGAACTCTGCAACAGATTTCTCATCTATATCCACAAGAACAATCTCAGGTAATCCTGATTCAGGGTTGTATGATTCTGTTGGATGTGTTGAATGTAGGTAGTCGAACCATGACCATGAGATGTTCTCGATAAACATCGGGTTCCAAAGTTTAAGTGTAAACAGTAACCCTATTGTTACTAAGACGGTTTTCCAAGAATACATAGATTACATTCTAGTAAAGAATATGTAGAGTGCAAGAATAATACACCCACCAGCTATGAATGCAGAAAGAAGTCTTCTCCAAAATTTTTTCTTTTGAGATTTACGGTACTCATTAACCATCTCTAATGTTCTATCGTCCATAGAGTTATTTATGTCAGAAATTAAATTGGTAACTCATCTTCAAACCAATAGAATGATTATTATAGACTGTATCTATGTATATCATATTCATGATGGATAAGGCAATAAATTTAGCCTTGGTATTGTCTTTAGGCCATAGGAATTTGTGCTGACTATCTAGAAGAGCATATGCTCCGTATACGGAGAGTGCTTTGATCAAAATAATCTCTGATTTTTTTGGGTGAGTTCCTACGAATCTGTTTCCTTCGGCATAAGGACATTGTTCAGCTAGGTTGTCTTGACAGTCAATAAGATCGAATGTTTGCAAAACATCAACTGCATTTAACACTATATACGATTTAAATAATTTTTGATTAGTAGGATGCCAATCTTCCAACGCAGCCTGTCCTAGAGATGGTAATAACAACAACAACATTATTATTAATAGGTGTTTCATATTACTCTTGTGTGACTGAAATTGTACAACCACCAGCTGTGACGCAGCTTTGTGTAAGGTTGTATGACAGGTTTGATGAACTATTTTGTATTAGGTTGAGTGTAGTTCCGTATGAACCACCAAGTGTAATGGATGTCGCATGATCCCCACTTCCTTTTTGATTACTGTTTACTACGTTATCATCGTTGTTCGTTCTCAGATAGAGAGTCTTATCACCAGCACCTTGTTGCCGTAACCATGCAATGTTATCATCGCTGTAAAGATATACCGTTGCAGTATGGTCTCCACCATTTACCAAATTGGATTTCTGATATCCTATGAGTGTGTTATCACTTCCATGGATGTCTAGGTTTAGTTTATGACCACCATCGTCTGCGACAGCTGAGGCAGAATCAAATGTGGTGTCGGATGAATTATTGAGTACTGTTCCTTGTCCCCATCGAACTGTATTACTATTTCCTATTATGTGGAATCCTATATCGTTCTTAGAACCAGTTCCACTTTGTTCTAAGTGTAGTGTATTAGAGTTCCCATCTAGGTCTCCACCCCAAGTTTCTCCCGAACCCCAGTAATCTACGAAGGAAATCTCGTTGTTGTTTCCTTCTTGCTTGATGAGTATTGAATTTGATGACCCACCTA